GTCTACCACCTAGAGCCATATTCCTACCGTGCGATAGGCCCGGATGGGAAGCCGATGCCGGTTCCCCCGAAGTGGGATGGAGATATTAAGTTGTGGGCTTACGACCGCACGGGGAAAGGCATTCGTTCTTTCAGCACAGATAATATCATCAATGTCACACCTACGGAACAGGGCTACACTCCCCGGCTAGACCCGAAAACGGGGAAACCCTGGACTGTTGAAATCGGTCAGGGGGCTGCGACAGGCGCAAACCCAAAAGCCGGAAGTAGCGCGGCGGAAATAGTTCCTAGTGATGAATTACAAAAGATACAGGGCATGACCGAAGATCATTTGGGATTTTTGACGGCTAAGGGTCAGGTGATGCTTTCAGAGGATGCTCCTACGCATAAAGAGATGTTTTCTAGTCCTAGTCAGTTCCAAAAAGAGCTGGATAGGGGAGGAGTTAGATTTGCAACACATCCTTTGATTGTGCAAACACAGAAAGACTCCCTCGACACTCTTCAGCGTGCTGCCGCAGTTATACAGAATCTACCTGTTCCTCCTGACCATATATTGGAGTATGAACATACTCCTGGGACTGCTTCTGATTTTTCTGTAACAGGGACTCCGAAAGACGTAACCAAGGCAATAAATCAAAGAATACAGAAATTACAAAAATGAGAAAGCGAACGGCAAAGGCAGTAGAGGCACTCTCTGAAGCGGAGCAGGAAGAACTCCGCATCCTCTTGGAGGAGCAGGAAACTTTCAAGAAGGAAAACAAGATTCTCTCTTTCTACCCTGAAAAGGGACCGCTTAGCAGGAAGATGTATCCGAAGCATATGGTCTTCTTTCAAGTAGGCGGCAAGCATAAACCTACCCAGTACTGCCCGGAAGATTGCGACGGCTCTCCTCATCTTGAGCGCTGCATTATGGCGGCAAATAGAATTGGCAAGACGGAAGGCATCGGTGCTTACGAGATGGCTCTCCACCTAACAGGGGAGTATCCGTCTTGGTGGAAAGGGCACCGCTTTAATCATCCCATCGACGCTTGGGCGGCGGGAGACACCGGACAGACGACGAGAGACATTATTCAACTGAAACTTCTCGGCCCAATAGGTTCCTACGGGACGGGAATGATACCGAAACGATGTTTGATTCATACATCGACGAAAGGCGGTCTCGCCGGTGCGGTAGAAACAATCTATGTGAAACACGTTTCGGGTGGTAGAAGCTCTCTCGGTCTCAAGTCTTACGATCAAGGCAGATTGGCGTTTCAAGGCACTTCAAAGCATGTAGTTTGGCTGGACGAAGAACCGAAGAGGGAAGTCTATACGGAGTGCTTGCTCCGTACTATGAAGACTTCGACATTCTCTGGAGGAATTATTCTGCTTACGTTTACTCCGCTTCTAGGGATGAGTGAAGTCGTGCGTGACTTCTTAGGTATTACGGACACCGCCGATATAGCGCCACAAACTTGGCAGCCTTCCTTGGAGGAGGATTTGCCCGAAGAGCTTCAGTAGCGAGTTAGGGGATCATGCCTCGAAAGAGGGTCTGCGAAGCTGCATTGCTTTACCCGATAGCGCGGGGACGTGCTACCGGCGCAACGGACTCCATGCAGCAGCGATTGGACATGATCTTCTAGAGTTCCGAGAACTAAATCTGAAAGGAGACAAAATGGCATCAAAGACAGCAGAGTCGTATCGTGAGGCAAAAGCACCAAAGACGCGGAAGGGCCGGAAAAAGCTTGAACATACTCACATTGATCATCTGGACAATGACGGGCACGTAGTGGAACATCACTATACCCGGAAGACAGAAGCCCCGGATGTGATTCCTTCGCACGAATCCGAGAAGCATGCTTTTACTTCTACCGGCGAGATGATGGCTCACTTGAACAAGAAGTTCGGAGGTACTAGTTCGAAGACTCAGCCAGCAAAATCCGATGCGGAAGAGGAAGCGGAAGATCAGGCTGGTGAAGCGCCGGGTGAGGATGAGAGCCAAGAGGAGGCTTAGTGCCAGCCAGTAGTGTAATGCCCCTCTTCAAGAAAGGGAAACTCCATAGCGGAAAGTCTGGGAAGATTGTAAAGAAGAAATCGCAAGCCAAGGCTATTCTGCTGTCGTATTTGAGGAAGGAAGGTCATAACATTCCCCTCAAGCATGCTGGACACAGCAAAATGTCTAATGTTATGGGTGCGAGGTAAGCATGGCGACAGGAGAATCTGCACCGCGTTCTACCTGGGGTCCAGGAACCCTAAATCTAAGAGAGCCGAGGCTAGCGAACGTGAAAGTAAAAAAGCCGAAACTTATGAAGGTGAAACTAAAGGTCAAAGGGATGATGCCCCTGGCGAACGTAATGAAGATGACCAAACTGCCTAAGGTCTTCTAATGGGCCACACTCTAAACCTAGACCGGCTAGAGGAAGTAGTGGAGCATGTTAACGAACATAGTGAACTGCTGAACGGCAAGGAACTCTCTTTTATGGAGTCTGTGAATTACCGCCTGGACAACAAAATCTCTCTCACGGAACCGATGTTGGAGTGGCTTGAACGAATTTATGTCAGGATGCCTGATTAGGCAAAGGAGAAACTTGTGCGAAACAGAGCTTTGGCGTTTGCAGGAGTCCTACTTGCTGCACTTTTGGTGACCTTTGGAACCACGGGTACTTTGCGGAAAGCGTTTGCTCAACTAGCTTCGTCTACTACGACAAACCTCCTGCTAAACAACGGATTCCAAGCAGGGGCCTTCAACCAAAATACGCAGTTGAATACTAACTTTACAACCTTAGATAATCTGCTTGGTGGACTTCGCGTCACTACAGACTTTACAGACGCGAACAGCGCGTCTTTGCAGGCCATTCCGGGACTCGCCTACTCTCTCCCCGCTTCCGCTGCACAGAACATTAGCTTTAGCTGTATGCTTATGTATTCTCAGGCTACCAACGTAGCAGGCGATCAATTCGGAGTGGGTGTTCTGACTACTGCACCCACTAGCCTAAGTGCAGCCGCAACGGTTACGACAAACGCCACTGCCTCACAGTATGGAGTGCTAACTGGACTAACGACCACAACTCCTACTTCCATAGTTACCTTTACTCCCGCCGTTACGACGGTGCTAAATGCGTACATAGACGGGACTGCTGAGATTCCGGCTTCTGTATCTACTACGGCAACTCAGCTTCAGTTCTATGTTTTGAACGGAACTGCGGCAGACGTAATTGTTGTCAAGCGTGGGAGTTTCTGCACCCTCTTCTAGTGCAGATTGCATATCATGCGTTGCTATGGAAGGATTGATTATGTGCTGGTCAATCCTTCCGGCAGAGAGGAGCTAGAATGACAAAGCTGACTTATGCAAAGCGGAAAGCACTCCCTTCCAAATCCTTTGTTTTTCCTAAGACCCGAAAGTTTCCCATTCAAGATGCCGCGCACGCCCGGAATGCACTCTCTCGCGCAGGAGCAAAGGGTGGTTCTGTTCAAGCCAAGGTCCGCGCGGCGGTGCATCGCAAATATCCGAATATTGGTGGCAATGGTACCACCAAAATGCACCGAATTATGAGTGCCTAGCCGTGCGTTAAGCCGTTTCTAAGCTATACCCCTACTAGGACGAAATTTAAATCGCTGTACGGGCCTCTAATAGCGTTTAAATGGGGTTTAAAGAAGCGGTTTTCGGAGTCTAGACCGGCTTAGAGGAGGAAATGTGAACAAGAAAGACGGATACTGCTCTGTGAATGATCAGGGACCAGCACCTAAAATGACGAATACAGGGCTAAAGGCCCTAGCAAAGACCGGGAAACTGTATCAGAACGATGCAGCGCAGAGGGAAGGCACAGAAGTAAAATCGAGTAACCAGCCGAACGAGCGAAAATGAAAACAATTTCCTTAGAGAAGCTTATGAGTGCTTCCTCTGAGGATAAACGCGTGTCCGCAAAGGCTAGTGGGTATATGGAATTGGGAAATCCAAAGAAAGATGCGGATTGTAAAATTGTGAAGATAAAAGGGGGCATTAGCAAGGAACGAGGTTGTTGCAATCTCTTCAAGCCGAAGAAGGGAGCAGAGCAATTCAAATGTGGAACCTGTAAGTTTCACATAGATTAGGAGAAGCCATGGGCAGAGCAGATAAGACCGTAGCAGAGCAGATGCGGGAGCAGGGGTACTCCGTGGAGCAGTTGCAGCCGACAAAGGACAGGCTCTTGGTAAAGAGACTCTCCGCCGCGAAGCAGGTAGGCTCGATCATTATTCCTGAGGTAGGACGAGAGAAGTCCCTTCGTGGCGTTGTTATTGCGGTAGGCCCCGGAACCTTTCAGGAGATTAACGGAAAGAGCGTTCGCGTTCCCTTGGAGGTTCGTCCGGGCGAGATTGTGCATTTTGGAAAATACACGGACTGGGAAAAGATGGTACGCTTGGGCGAGGACTATGTAATCATTCAAGAAGCCGATGTGAGAGTCGTCGAGGGCAGGCGTGCAACCTGAAGAGCCGAAGGATAGCACTCTCGTTCCCCCGGAAGTTCTTCACCACGTAGAACTCCGGCATGTGAAGCTTCTCGCCTCGCAGATTAAGAACAACAAGGAACTTAAGAGAATCTTGAATCAAGCTGACCCGGCTATGCGAAAGCAAGTATTTGCTCTGCTTCGTGAGTTTGTGCCTTTCAAGGTATACAGCCCGAGTTACTTTGGGCTAGAGGAGTAAGGGAGGGGGGACCGTGGGCTACGGGACGGAGGAGAAACAGTTTTTTGCGGCAGTTGTAGTGGTAGCCTGTGTCCTTCTTGCTGCCGTGATTCTTGGAATAGCCGGACTGGCTGGAGCACTACGATGAATCCGTACAAGTATAAGGGACGCAAGTTTTGGATTGGGGCAGGATGGAGCGATGCTCCACATTTGAGTGAAGAGACTAAGCGGGATTTGCTTCGCTCCATCCCTCCCTACCAACGGGATGCCCGAGTCTCCGGTATCCCCCAGCTAGGAAGCGGTGCGATTTATCCGATTCCTGAATCCGATATTATTGTAGATAGCTTTCCTATACCAGATCATTGGCCGAGGTCATATGGTATGGATGTGGGGTGGAACAAAACTGCCGTTGTTTGGGGAGCAAGAGACAACGCGCAGGGCATAATCTATCTCTACTCCGAATACTACCGGGGACAGGCAGAACCTTCCGTCCATACTCAAGGAATTAAAGCAAGGGGTAATTGGATTCCCGGTGTGATTGATCCCGCTTCTCGCGGAAGGAGCCAGCACGACGGAAAACAGCTTCTTAAGCTTTATATGGAGCTTGGGCTAGACTTGCATACGGCAAAGAATGATGTAGAGACGGGAATCTACCAAGTGTGGGAACTCCTTAGCTCGGGCCGGTTGAAGATATTTAAGGACCGGATGCCGAATTGGCTAACTGAGTTTCGGCTGTATCAGAGGGACAAGGATGGCAAGGTTGTAAAGGAGCACGATCATCTCATGGACGCGACTCGATACTTTATCATGTCAGGACGGGACTTGATGAGGATTAAACCAATAGAGAAGAAACAGAATCTAGTCTATAGCTACGGGGACCGTAGTGAGACTTCGTGGATGAATTAGCCATGGCGAAAAAGACACCGGGCAAGACGAAGCCGAACTCAAAGTCTTTCTCTAATGTGGCGAATACAATTTCGGGAAACCAGCCAGCGGGTTCTGCCCCTGCGGGTAACTCCGTTCCTTATGAAGATGTAGCTTTAATGTCAAGGCAGCGGCAGGCAGAAGATAATCGTCTTCAAAAAGAGACAGAGGAAAAGAAGAAACTTGGCGTTCCGGGCACAGACAGTACGCGAAAATTCATTGCACTTGCTATGGAGAGATTCAAGCTCTCGGCGGAAGCGACGGAAAAGACACGGAAGGACTGTCTGGATGACTTAAAGTTCTCTACTGGAGATCAATGGGATAATCAAACTAAGAGCAACCGGGAATTAGATAGGCGTCCCTGCCTTACTATCAATCGTCTCCCGCAATTCATCCGTATCGTTACAAACGAGATGCGGCAACTGAGGCAGGCGATTGTAGTCAATCCTGTAGGCAGCGGAGCGGACATCAAGACCGCACAAATCATACAGGGTGCCGTCCGGCACATCGAAGTAAACAGCGATGCGGAAGTCGCGTATGATATCGCTGGGGATTTTCTTGTCCGCACAGGGCTAGGCTACTGGCGTCTTATTACAGAATACATCAAGGGGAGCTTTGACCAAGACATTAAGATTAAGCCAGTCCGCAATCCCTTTGCTATCTACGAAGACCCGAACTGCGTAGAGCCGGATCATTCCGATTCGAATTGGTGTTTTATTGTTGAAGACATTCCGCGAGCTATCTTCGAGAGCAAGTTTTCGAATGCCGCAGTTACTTCTTTGACTGACTTTACCAGTATTGGGGACAGACCTGCCGGTTGGGTTACCAAAGAGAGTATTCGTATCGCGGAATACTTCTATGTGGAGACAGAGGATACTGAACTTTGCTTACTGGCGGACGGCAGAACGGTTGCGCGAGAAGACGTTCCTGAGGGAGTAACCCCGGAAGACACTCGGATAGAGTCTAAGCGAGTTGTGAAGTGGGCGAAGATTTCTGCAATGGACTGTCTAGAGGGCGGACCTAACGATACTGAACACCCAGAACGAGAAGTTCTCTGGCCTGGACAATTCATTCCTGTGATTCCAGCAATAGGGGATGATATCATTGTAGATGGAAAGAAAGTAATTGCTGGACTAGTCCGTGCGGCGAAAGACCCGCAGAGGATGTACAACTTCTGGGTTACAGCCGCTACAGAGGGAATTGCGCTTGCTCCGAAAGCACCTTTTATCGCAGCGGAAGGACAGATTGAAGAGCACGAAGAGGAATGGCGCAATGCTAACGTCCGCAACTTTGCGGTTCTGCGGTACAAAGCTGTAACAGTAGAAGGCCAGGTTGTAGGACCACCGCAGAGGCAGACAGCGGAAACTCCGATTCAGGCAATGGGAGCTATGGTTCGGCAGGCTGATGCGGACTTGAAGTCTACTATCGGACTCCCTGACATCTCTACAGGGCAACGAGCACCGGATGAGTCAGGTAAATCCGCTCTCCTTCGCAAGAAGCAGGGAGATATTTCGGTCTACAACTATTCTGACAATCAGGCAAGGGCAATCCGAGCGACAGGAAGGCAATTGGTAGACTTGATTCCAAAAGTGATTACTGCCGCAAGGTTGCAGCGAATCATTAAGCCGGATCAGACCACAGAAACAGTGGGTCTCTTTAACTCCCAGTATATGGATAAAGATGCCGCTTTTGCCAAACTAGCTGAGCTTAACCCCGACTTACAGGCAGTCCTCTATGATGTGGGGGTCGGGGAATATGACGTAACGGTCGCTGTTGGCCCGTCTAATCAGACAAAGCGGCAAGAAGCGGTCGAAGCGATGATGTCAATTGTCGGTGCCTATCCCCAGCTAATGCAGATTGCGGGAGA